CCGTCACATGTTCCCGACGTCCGCGCTTTGCCAAGCTAATCTGGTGCTTGGTCTCGTCCGTATGAAAACGGCCCCGCATTGGGACCTTGGCATAGTCCGCAATGTTGTAGGCCAGTGGTTCATCGAAGTACGCGTCCCCCTGCAAAAAAGCGTTTTCGATCAAGTCGAGATCCGAGGGGTCCTCACACAAAACCTCAAGCCCCCAAACAAACGCACTCTCGCCGTGTCTGTCGTAGGAACGCTGTAGATGTGTGTTGGTGTGCTTGCCGAGACGGAGCAGACGGAAATGCTCTTGCACCCGTTTCTTCACACGGAGAGATTGACCAACATATGCCTTATTGGACACCGTGTTAACGATCCGATAGATCCCAGTGTAATCCTCTGCGTATGGCATCATCAACTCCTTTGGGCCAACTCTACAGCAATATCGGACAAACGGAAAGACAAAATAAAGCCCCCGCCGAAGCGGAGGCTTTATCTGGCCTAAGCCATTGTTTTATCAGGCTGCGCCCGAAGTACCGAACACGCAACGCGGGTCAGAAAATCCGAAGCTGTAACGTTCACGCGCTTTAAAACGCATGTTCCCGGTGTCAAAGTCAGCTTCCATGCCGGTCGAGAGCGGGGTGCGCTCGAAGTGGATGAAGCCGCGCGGCGCGTCCGTCTTGATGAAGAAGGCGTCCGGGTCGGTCAGGAAGTCGTTGACGACATAACCTTCCGGCAGCATGCCCATCGAACGGATGGCGTTCACGTCGTTGTCGGCAGTGCCAACGCGGAGGTTCGAAACCATCAGACGCTCAGCCACAAACTGCAGCTGGCGCGGAACGATGAGCTTCATGCCGCGGAGAGCAACCTTCAAACCACGCTCGTCCACGAAACCAGCAATCGAGATGAGAGCATCTTCGAGTGAGGTTTCGTTCAGGTCGGCATCGGTCGTCGGCTTGTTCGAGAACGTGCTGCCGTTGGTCAGCGGATGGTTCGTGGCGCAGAGAGCCACGCCGTCGCCACCAGCCGAAGCACCGCCGCTGAACGCGTTGTTCAGAACGGCAGCAGCTTTGACCTGCTTGGTGTGAGCCATCGAACGGGCGAGGGCACGGGTGTAACGGCTGCCGAGGCGGTCGTACAGGTTGTCCTCGATGGCTTCCTCAGTCAGAGAGAAGGCCAGCGCGATGGTCTCGTGGTTATACCGAGCGGTGTATGCTTCGTTCGCCTCATCAAAGTTGATGGCCGAACCTTCCGATTTGATCGGTGCCGCGCCGAAGCCCGACAGCATCACTTCCTCTTCGAATGCGCGATCCGAAGACTCGGTGGTGTAGATCTCAGCATGCTGGTTTTCGTACCGAGCATACTCCATGCCGAAGAGGGCGTTAAGACCCGGCTCCAGTTCTTTCGCAAGTTGTGCGCGAGAGATAGCCATATTTCAGCCCTCCTTAGACGCCGGTCGTCGAAACAGTGCCACCAGCAATAGCGCCATTCGGCGAATTGAAGTGGTTGTTCAGGCGAACGATTACAGGGATACCAGCATCGCTGAAGTCCGAGTTCTCAGGATCCTCTTGGATACCCATGATACGGAGGTTCAGGGTGTTGGTGGTGTTGATGGTCTGCACATCGAGCGTAGCCGACGAGATACCCGAAACGGTTGAGCCCGAGGTGGCAAGCGCAAAGTTCGCGTTGGCGAACACTGCGGCGCGCAGCTCTGCTTCGGTGTCCCACGACGAGTTGACGTTGGACGTAGCGATCACGAACAGCTGCGACGGGTCGTCATAGACGAACGCCTTCACCGGGAAGTCCGAATCCGCGCCCGAGCCGGGCCAGTAGTTCGAGTAGACCTTTTTACCGGTCGTCGAGGAAACGTACTCACAACCCCAGAACACGCCCACCAGACCAACCGTGCCACCAGTTGCTGCACCAACGATGTCGATGACACCGGTGTTCAGCGGGATGACGGGCGAACCCTGATAGATCGCGTTCGTATTGTTGTAGGCAATACGGTACTCAGACGCGCCGGTGCTGTTTGCCGACTGACCCATCTTCGCGATGGGACGCAGGCCGAATGCGCCATTGATATTGGCCATTTTCAGCTCCTTTAGCTTTCAGTTAGTCGGTGGATCCACGTCCACCGAACGAGACACGACTTTGCCGGTTCTGATGAATCGGCATAGAAGGATGCGACTCCTTCATGAGGTCCTGATCGACAGCCTGCATCTGTTCGCGGGTCCGGTTCCCGTAATACGCGGCTCTTTCACGAGCAGTTTCGATAGGGATGCGGCACAGCATCAAGCCACCCTGACCAATCACACCAGCGTATTTACCATCGTCAATGACGGGGGCGTGATAGTCCGGATATTCGTCGGCGCGGACGGGTTCCCATCCTTCACGCAGCTTGGAGAAGACGTTCGTCTTATCCTCTTCGCCACGCATAGCGACTCGAATCCAGCGATGCACATACCCTTCGGGTGCTTTCGGAGAATCCAGGCGGCTGGGCGGTGCCCAAGGTTTACGGCGCGTGGTTGCTTCACGCGTTTCAGAAGACCGGGGTGTACGAGCGTTGTCAGTCATCAGATCAATCCTTCACGTATTTAGCGTATTCTTCCAGCGGAACATTCAGCTTTTTCGCAATGGCGATCTGCGACGGTGATAGCTTCACGGTCCTGCGCCCCTGTTTTGTGCTGCGGGATGCTGAAGAGCCAGCGGGTGCGACCTGACTATTCCCCGATTTTTTGGCCACCTGGAACTTGTGCGGAAACTCCGAACGCATCCGGCGATCAATCTCACTATAGTACTCATCGGTCTGTGGGTCAAAGCCTTCTTCCTCAACCAACTTGCGATGAACACCAAACGCAGCATAAGTCATGACCTCATCCTGACCAAACCACGTGTTCTTTTCCGCCCAAGACTGGGCCTTTGGGTCAACCTTAGGTGGTTGTTGCACCTGCTGCGGTTGAACATATTGCTGCGGTTGCACCTGCTGCGGTTGGGTTTGCACCCGTTCCTGCGCGCGAGCCTTGGCCAGATTGTAGCGGTCCTGATCAGATGTCGCGCGGGCGAGAGCCTCTTGCGCGGCGATCATCTTATCCGTGTCGCCAGAATCGTACGCATCCTTGTAGTTGCGCCGAGCTGTAGCGATCTGTGCCTCGATACGAGCGCCATACTCGTTGAGGTATCCGCTATCGAGTTGCTTTAGACGAGCTTCGAGCTGTTGCTTCTCGGACAAGAGCTGCTGAGCAACACGAACTGCCTCTTGGCGATCCCGCTCCTCTTTGCGATACTTTTCCGTCAGACGAGCAATGCGCTTCTGCACACCCTTGCTGTAGCCTTCAAGCTCTTCCTCGCGATCTTCTTGCGGGGCGGAAGAGGAGGTCTCCTCTGAGGCCTCAGCCTCGTCTTCTTGCTCGATGATGATCTCGGGCTCTTCGTCATCAACGGCCATTTTGGCTTGTTCTGCCATGTGCCTTCTCCTCAGACTGATTTGATGTCGGTCGGCTCAAGAACCGTGGCGATTACCTCATCGTCATTGATGATGCGGATCTCTCCACCGTCGATCTTGAACCTCGAACCGGCATACCTGCCAATGCAAACCCAATCGCCCTGCTTGCACCACGGCTCCGAATCGGGGCCGAACTTTCCAGGATCCTTGTAGGCCAAGGGGCCAACACGAAGCACGTATGCTACAACCGTGGCGACCGTCTCCCGGTCACGGACTTCGTCTGGAATGTACAAGCCTCCCTTGGTCTGCTGCGCCGTTTGATACGGCATGACAAGAACGCGCCACCCAGTGGGCTGGGGGAGTCGTTCAAGCAGCGGCTTTTCAAGGAGGGAAGGGTCTAGTACGCGACTAACTTCGTCAACGTACGCTTTGTCGAGAGAAGTCTCTGCGCTGTCCTGCTTAGCAGCGGCGGCCTTGGCGGCCTTTTCAGCGTTGATTTTCTGCGCGACGTGGTCGGGAAGATAAAGTGTCTTCGTCATAGTCCGCACGTTTCTCCAGCAGGGCTTTAATCTCGTCGGCTGCATAGGCGAGGCCCCGTAGCTCACCCACCAACTTCTTGTACTCCTCCCAGCTGGGAAGACCATCAGCGGCGATTACATCTTTAATGTCATCCTGCCGCTGACGTAACAACTTGTACATGTATGCCGCGAAGTCCACAACATCCATTACAGATATTCTCCATAATCGTTCTCTATGTCCGATGTGATCGGACCACCCTCTACCCACTTGTTACATGTGTGGTCTGCCGAGCAGACAAATTTCAGGAGCTGGCAATACCCCAGGTCTCCGGACTCGTCCCCAATGCATTCCAGCATGTCTTCGGTCTGGTTATAGGCGGCGCAGTTGCCACAGACGTCAGTAAGTCTGAACGCTCCGCTGTCGGCAGGATCGCGATAGTCTGATGTCTCAACCGCCTTTTCTTTGTTCGTGGCGTTGAGATCCTGGTCTTGGGTCGGAAGCGGACAGCTCTTGCCGTCTTCACTTTCTTCCATCTTGTCTACCGGGGTCATTTCCCCAAACACAATGGTGATAGAAGCCATTAGAAAACTCCCCGGAAAACTTGTGGCCTGGAGATTGGGCTGAAGGAGGACACCATTCCACCCTCCGCCTTCTTCTGCTTTTTGGACTTGCCAGCCTGCGTCAAAGCAATGGCAATGGCCTGCTTCTGAGGGTATCCCTCATCGCGCAGCTTGCCAATGTTTGCAGAGATGGTCTCCTGCGACTTGCCTTTCTTGAGTGGCATTACTGGCCTCCCGTCATGTTTCGCTGCATCTGCATCGCCATCTGGGCAGCGATGCGCTCACGGTTCACGGAGTTGCGATCATCCGCGATCTCTTCTTGGAGCTCGAGCCTCGCAGCTTCGCCCGCGGCCTTCTGCTCCATCTTGGCCTGCTCGATAACGAGCTTAGCCTGATCAACCTGACCACTCTGCAGAATCTCCTGCTGCTTCAGCTGGAGCTCGGCGTTGCGGATTTGAACAAGAGGATCAGACATGGGATCGGGAGCCGGGGGCATGATCTCAGGGAGCATGCGCTCAAGCAGTTGCTGCTGCAGAAGCGCGGCGTAGTCTGCCGCGTGCTTCGGATCCTGCAGGGCCGCCTGCGTTTGCATGATCTGCATCTGAGCTTGCTGGCGATCAATGGCCCCAGTCTGTACAGCAATCTGTACTTGCTGGATCAGCTCTTGCCC